TTCCACTAGGTTTAGTGTTGAACATGATTGAAGTTGCACGTAAGTCATCACGTGGGTCTGCACCGAGTCCGTCTGGCACTTGGTTCTTAGTTATGATTGCACGTGCCTTTGCGGGTTTAGTGAATGAACCCCCACCAGTTAACTGTACAACAGCTTTTGTATAGTTTGTACCAAGAGGAATACCACCTGATGAATCTGCGAGTTCAATTTTAGTAACTTGTCCACCTGATATAGATGCGATACCTTGAGCACCAGTACCATCTCCTACGATTGTGACTGTAGGATTAGATGTATATCCCGCACCACCTGAGTCAAGTGCAAATCCCGCTATCTGTCCTTTGATAGCTGCGTTCTGAACTGCAAGTTGTTCGACATCAGCAGCGGGTGAGTCTGCGTTTGTAGCACCTTGTTTCTTAACAGGGATAAAGTTGGCAGAAATAAATTTGGTTGCATCTAAGGCAGATATGGAATATAAAAATTTCCAAATGTAACCATCGGAAGTTGAAAACGGTGTTCCGTCTGTATTACCTGAAGGTTGAACAGTAGATGTTAGAGCACTCCCTGAAGCGTTTTTTGCCTGTTGAAGAACAAGATAGACTTGGTTGTTGTCGTTCATGACATAGTATGGTTGGTTAGGGTATCCAACCTGATTGTCATCATATGCAGAGTATATACCACCTGATGTCCAGTTATAACGAGGAACAACCATACGAATATCTGTAATATTCTTTGCAGATTGTATTCCAAGACGGAAGTTTCTTTCATCTCGTCCTGAGTTATATGCTTGAGGTGATGTGTCTGTGGCGTTCCATATTTCGGAACGTCCGACAACTGCATAGTAATTATTTGCTGACGAATCTACATCTGCTTGAATACTTGCAATTACTTGTTTCTTAATTGAGTTTGTTATTACTGCCTTTGCCATTATTCTACCCTATTATACCAATCTTATTGGACTTGTATTCGAACTGTCATAGTTCTGTACTGAAGACAATACGTTCCATTTCGAACCATTCCACAGTAGTTGTAGAGCAGCTCCAGTTTCCATTTGGAAGAATGAACCTGCCGAATCTGCCCCTTGAATATTGTTACTACCTGTCAAGTTGACATTACCCGCACCTTTTGCTATGAAGAAATGAACCTCTCCATCTCTATCACCACTTGCAAGTGTTGGGATAATTGTACCTGAACCAGGCGTGAATATAGTTAATGGTTTGTTTAGGTCAACCGCAGTGGTTGTAGAAACCGTATCTATATTATATATTAATTTCGTATTAATGTCAACCCCACCATTACCTTTTGATGCAAGGTTTAGTGAGATGTTTGTATCTGTTCCCGTTGCTTCAATCTTAGGGAAATTGCCTGTTGCAGTGTTAGAAACCTTAATGTGGTTTACTGCACTTGCAACACGGTCAAATTCAAGTAGTTCATTACTCGCAGAGTCTTGTATAAATCCACCAAGATTTTTACCACCAATCTTTTGGTTTGTCATCAATGGTGCTGACAGTGTTTTATTTACTAATGTTTGTGTATGAGAATTAAATGTTACCTCATCATTACCTGTCAATAGAGGTAATGTAATTGTTCTGTCAGCTACAAGTTCTGAGGGTGCAACAATATATTGATGGTTTGCACTTGTATCATTAATCTGTGGTGTTGTCAACACAGGACTTGTCAGTGTTTTGTTTTTTAGTGTTCCTGTATCTGAGTCAAGAACTATATTACCCGAATAGTTTGGAATTATAACCTTTCTATCCGCAGTTGGATTTACGACACCAAGTATGGTTTCGAATGCGTCATTAGTCGCACCTTCGAAAGAAAGTCCACTATCTACAAACGATATCGCAGAAGTAATTACACTACTATCACCACCGATAGTGAGATAAATCTCTCTAAAGTTATCGTTTATTTTGTTCGCAGCTGCACGGAGAGTATCACCATTCCCGTCATTTGCGACTGTTCCTCTGTTTATATTTTGTCGTGCCATATTTTAATCCACTTCTTAGTATCTATTTATAAGAGTTTATAGGTGCCCAGCGCTATCTATTTGACTTCTATAGTAAATAGCTGAATCTCCTATCCATGCCTCATGTCTATCTTGGTCTAATGTTTCAAAGAAGAAGTCATTAGACATGTCCATACCCTTCAATGTACCACCCGCACTATCAGTTGGTAAGTCTGAATCATCAAAAGTTGGTGATGCAGCTAACTGAAGTTCACGTAGACTTGAGTATTGTTTATCGATGGTTTCAATATCGATACTCTCAAATCTCTTAACATTTAAGTAAGTATTAATTCTACTCAATAATCCACTTGAATCTGTATAGAAATCATCCACAAGACTTGTCACGTCTGCTGTCATTAGTCCACCCCCAAATTCAACACCGTCAAATGTTAGTAATCCAAGGTCTGCTTGGTTTTCTATGACTATTGGTGGAACAGGTGCGGGTTTACTAGAATCCGCTTCCATTAAGTCGATTACGGTTTCAACAAGTTGAATCTCCGCACCCACAAACATACCAGCAGGGTGTACAAATAACTTGTACGTGTCCTTCCATTCGGCGAATGCCTTCTCCGCCTTAATCAATAGTGCAAAGGTTTGATATAATTTATCGTCTGTAAGAAACCTTTGCGATTCTGTACCTATAGCAGATGCAGAATCTCCTACGTTAAAAATCTGTTCTTTAGTATATATAACTTCAGGGTCAATACCAAAGAACGTCCTAAAAAACTGTTGTATAGAATACTTTGTACCCTTTGAACGATACAATGTATTCGAATATTTAGACGCCGCCCTCTTATCTTGAAACCCTTCAAAGTACGCTTGTCCTAATAACAACTCATCTTCTATAAATGACAATAACTTCAAATCAGTCTGTGTAATATCACGAGACTTGTATAAATCATTTAGAAGTCGAGATGGTGATTGGTCACTATCTTCGAAATCATAATAGTCATCAAGAAGTGTAATAAGTTTAGGATATGTTTGCTGAAAAAACTCAGGTAAAACTTCCTTTACTTTATAGTCAGGAACATCTAGTTCTCTTCTGTTGATGTCCTGAAGAGTTATATCAAGACTTTTTGCCATTAGTTTACTATTCCTGTATCAATATCCACAACCTTTGTAAACGAAAGGTCAGGGTCATATTTTAAAATGTCTTGTCTTAACGGAGATATTGCACTCTCGTTTGAAGGTTTTGCACTTAATTTAATTTCTGTTCCACCACCAATAACATTGTCAACCTGTAAACCTACAACTGATATTGTATCGTTTGTATAAGAACCCACATTATCAACGATTACAATGTTATCTTCCTGATTAAATACTTCTAATATATTTGATGTTAATCTGTTTCTTATAATACAGTTTTTGTTTTGGAAACTAAATGCAGTTGATGTTATACGATGGAACTCATCATCAGGGCCAGCTATAGGCACTGGATATCTAAGTTTGTGGTCTTCAATCCTTGTTAATGTAGGAGTAAACCTTCTTTGCATGAATATCTCTGCACGAGACGATAGTACCGCAGGCGATACTTCATCCACATCGGTTAACATATTAGAACGTCTAAATGATTGACTAAACTTACCAACTGAGTTCAAGAAGTAATTATCTACCGCCGCCTGTACGTTATCCTGTACGGTATTTCTTGATAATGTGGTTAACCTTGGATTGAACTGGAAGAATACCCTTACCTCTACAAATGTATCTACAGGGTCAGCGAACTTGAGTTCAAATGATGCAACTGATAATTGTTCTGCGAGGTCAGTGATTGATTGTTTTGTCACCGCAACTGTTGATGCGGGTACGTCATCATTGAATAATACTGACATGAATACCACACCAAACTCAGGTTCTAGTGCATCTTCTCCACCAAATGTCTTGATGTCTTTAATAAGTGTTGAGAAGTTTCTAAGAACAAGTGTAGAATAGTCAGGATGTGTTACCATTCTGTTTTGTGATGCATATTGGAATGGTGCATTCTTACGAATGGATTCCGCAGTTTCTCGTTCTCCACCACCAACTGCATTACCTTGAGTTGTGACGGTCATGTCATATCCAACTCCATTCACAGTTATTTGTGTTTGTGGTGTAAACGTTTTTGCAGTATTAGCACCTTCACCACTGGATGCAAGATATTGTACTGTCGCCTTTTCACCCGCATCAGGGGCACGTCCTAGTGTTGTACCATTACCAAATGATAGTTCAAAGAAACCATTAGGTGCTTCCTTTAGAATATATAACGTAGATACTTGACTAATTGTTGTTGCGTTTAAAATGTTTGTGTATGTTGCAAACGATGATGTAGTTGGATTTTCAAAAAGTCTAACTACCGCAGTTGAAGTATCCATGTTTGCGTCAGGGATAATATAAACCGCACTTTCACTTTGTTCTGTAATTAAGAATGTTTTTGTCTTTGCAGTACCTTCGAAGATACTAATAATATTGGATGCATTTGCAGTTTGAAACTCATAGAATCCATTACCGTCATCCACACCATTGAGGTCTTCTTGTGTTTGGAACACATAATCTTCTTCGTCTACGGTTGCAGTAAACTTAAATCCACTTGGAATTTGTATTTGAGAAGGTCTACCTGATACACCCGCAAGTGAAGTAGATAGTTTAACAGTTGCCTGTGCGGATGTCTTTGAGTCAGGTACATATCCGATACCTTCTGCAAGTGATACAATAGATGAACGTAATTGTGCAGTAGATATAAATGATTCGTTTAGAGCAAAGTTTGCAATAAGACCATTGAAGTGTGTATTGTACGCAAGGACATCTAAGATATTCGAAAGACCTGACGCTTCGAAGTTGTAGTCCTTGAACTCATCTTTTCCAGCAAGGAACGTCTTTAGATTGTTCTTGATATTATCAAAATCAAGAGCAGTCGATTTTATTGTTGTAGTCTTACTTGTACTTGCCATTCTTATTCTCTTTTAATTTTTTATCTCAGTCTTGAAAGTGTTGTTGTAAAAACAACAATTTCGTTAGTGTTTACCACTTTAAACGTGACAGTGACTTCAATTAAGTTATTATCAGGTTGTGCTTCTACTACCACATTCAAAACTCTTGCACGTGGTTCATATCTTTTTACATTGACTCGTATTGTTTCCCTAATGAATTCATCTATATCTTCATCATAGTTTTCAAATAACTGTGATAAAATATCGCAACCAAAGTCAGGTTGAAAAGGTTTCTCCATGAAATTAGTCATGACAAGAGTCTTTATCGCCTGCTTGACCGCATTAGCTTCAGTCTTCTTAAATATTTCACCACTAACCGTCTTCGCCTTAAACGCTAAATCGATGTCTTTGTAATCGACTAATCGACTAGTAGTTACTGATGCGGTCTGAAGATTGTTGTCTTCTTGTGCGAATGCTCTACGTATTGCCATTGTTAATTTCCGTTCCTGTTCTATCTATTTATACATGAAACCTAGTCTTCAGGAAGTATTTCTATCAATTCACCCTCAGATTGTAAGTTATTATTAAACCAAGTTTGCACTTTACGATTAAATGTACCTTCAAAAGTGTCTGACATCTTAGGTACTTTGAGTCCTACCTGTGCAGTTAGTGTTCCGTCAGGGTTATACGTATCGTAATCCAAATATAATTCATCATATGCAATATAGTCTTTCCAATATACCGCAACATCAAATGTCTTTTCGAAGTCTATATTTCCTTCTCTATCAATCACTTGATAGTATATAAGTTCACCATCTCTCTTCTGTTTGTTCTTACCACTTGGTGTTTCTGATGGGCCACCACGATACAGTCCCTCACTCACAATGAGTCGTACATCATTAAAGTGTATTGTGTTTCCAGCGATTGAATTTATTGCGAGACCGTGCATGTATAGATTACGTGCAATCTGTCTTCGGTCTTCATCAAAACGAATATGATTGAATGGTGTCCTATCACCATATGCACCTAGAAACTTTGCAATAGTTACGCCAGGCCCAAGTTTAGTATCAGATGTTATATTGGGAACAAGTTCAGGGTTATAAACAGGGTCTACTAGTATTAAACTCATCGTCTACCTCCCTTCGGTGTAAATCGTTTACCTCTATTTTCAATAGAGTTACCAATCGGAGTAAATCCAAATCTTGGTGTTGGTTTTGAAGATGATGTTCTACCAATCTTAGGTGGAGTCCTTCTCTTATAGTCAGAGTTTAGTAATCTGTCCGTGACTAATATACCACCAAGTAAAGATACATTTCCATCATCTTTGAATGAAGAACGAATCTCTTGTGTAGTTGGTGTGGTATCAAATTTACCAAAGTAGTCATCCACTTTCTCTCGTGCATTCTTAAATGTATTATTCGCATCGACTACTACTGTTCGTATTGCAAAGTCACCCATAGTAGTATACGAACCAATCAATGGCGGTACAGGTGGTGGCCCATCGGGCCCATGAATCTCTTGATTGTGTACAGTCTCAGGTGCGCCACCTGATGGGATGGATTGGGCACTGGCACTACCAGCGGCACCTAAACTTCCAGCAGTCTTTGCTGCCACCGCACCATTTGCCTGTTCAGCATTTTCAGCGAACTTAGATTTCTCTGCCTTCCATGCGTAACGAGAGAACATTGCCTCTGTCGCCTGTCCGTGGAAAGAACCATAGAATGTTGCACCACTAGTAAATGGTTGTGGGCCATTGTGACCCATGTAGGACTGTCCTGTGAAGTCTACCTTCTTACCACCAATAGTTCCGTCATTACCCATAACACTAACAAAGTCGTTGCCAACCAAACTGGATGTTTTACTGGTGACAGCATAAGAATTTTTTGCACTCGTGAACATATTATTTTCAACTGCGATTTCATTACTTCCCTCTATCCATTGTTTGTGGTCTCCTCTGATATAGTTTCTTGACTTCATGTATACTAAACTGAAATCATTTCCGCCTACTATTCGGTTATCGTGTTTACGTATGTCAGTTGTTCGTCTACCGTGAATAAGTTCTTTTAAGTTTTGGTCTATTTGTTTTGTCTCATTTCCGTGGACTCTCATGGTGTGATTACCACCAACATCTACATTGTAATCACCTGTCACAACTAGGTTTAGATTACCTTTATATACAAGATTACCGTGACCTTCTACAATTGTAGTTTGGTCTCCACCTGTCACTTCAATCTTATTATTGACCGCAGATACAATAACTGAACCATCAGCACGCATCTCAACACCCGCACCTTTACGGTGTTTGATGAGAATACGTTCTCCGCCAGGCGTGTCATCATACTCAACGACATGACCACTTTGTGTTTCTTGAACCTGATTGAATGGATACTCAGATGGTCTTTGTTCTGCAATATCTAGAGATAGACCTATATCACCACCACCAACATATAGTTCGTTGACTTTAGTCCCTCTAGCAGCTTTGTTTATAGACGAACCATAATGATATTCTCTTTTAGGATATTCTCCTGTGGGGTCTTGCATTCCATCTTGTGGAGTGCCCAAGGTTCGTTCTAAACCCTCGCCCAGTTTACCTATTCTATCTTCGTAGTTGTCTGTTTTATTTGTCATTAGTTACTAATCCAACACACAGGATATACACACCAATATGGGTTAAAGAAACCCATCATCCATGCGATGAAAATCCATAATGGTATTTGTATCCATAGTTTATTCTTAGACCACTCTCTAAATCTAAGTGCGTATGGTTTTAATTTATTAAAAATCCACTCACTCATTTGTCTTCCTAAATAATGATTCTACGTAATCTTGTACATCGAAGTATGGGTCTGCTTCTGTTATGTCAACATCATTGTGACCAAATACCTTACCGCCAGGATATTTACGGTAGAACGCAGTCAAGAACTTCTCTAGTGTATCATACTGAGATATAGTAAATGACTGTGATGACCTAAACGATGTCGCATTAGGTTCACCACTAGAACAATTCAATCCCCCTACAAGTATGATAGCTATAGACTCTTTTTCTATAGTTGCATCTACTACGTGTTCACCCTTCTTATTTACGGGTCTACCTCTCTGCAATCTACCATCACGTCTAATTACGTAATGATATCCAATACCATCAAATCCTAGTTCGTTGTTAATGTTATTTATCTCTATCGCACCAATATTTCTATCTGTAGTTGTCTCAGTTGCGTGAACGATTACTTGGTTTACAACTCTTTCAATTGAGTTTATTTCTGCCTCTAGTTCCTCTACTGAAGATACGTATGTGAATGCATCAGTCTTTGTTGTACGTCCTGTCCACTTTGCACCCTCTTCTCCTATTTGAGTCTCCTCCGAAAAGAAATCTGCATCTAGAACTGCTGTTCCTGATA